CCAGGGGTTCTCTGACAACTGGGTACAGGTGGTCTCTGACGCGCCTGTAGAGCGGCTCACAGTCAATGGCGTTATGCCGTCCGGGCAGACTCAGGCTGATGCCGAGTTGTGGCGTGTCTGGCAGATGAATGGCCTTGACGCTGACTCGCAGCTTGGCTTCCTTGGCGCTGTTAACTCTGGCCGTTCCTTCGTGCTCGTATGGGGTAACCCTGACGAGCCTGAGACGCCTTGCGTGACGTTCGAAGACGCTTCGCAGTGCATCGTTACGTACGAGCCTGGCTCTCGCCGGAAGCGTAGGGCAGGGCTGAAGCGCTGGGAGGACGGCGGCTGCGACTACGCCACGCTCTATCTCGCTGATGAGGTCTGGAAGTTTGAGCGCTCCCGGCTCACGACCCACCAGAAGACTCCGCAGATGCAAGCGGTCGACGAAGAACTAGACAAGTGGGAGATGCGGGATATGGGCGACGAGCCCAACCCGCAGCCGAACCCCATGGGAGTTGTCCCGCTGGTCGAGCTTCCCAACCGGCCGACCATGGTTGGCGACCCGATCTCGGATATCTCCGGCGTGATCGCTGTACAGGACGCTGTAAATCTCCTGTGGGCGCAGCTCTTTACTACGTCTGACTATGCGTCGTTCCCTACTCGCATTGTCCTTGGCGCTGAACGCCCGGTTGTTCCGGTCCTCGACGCTTCGGGGCAGATCGTTGGCGAGCGCCCCGTCGATATGGAAAAGTTCGCCGTTGACCGTGTGCAGTTCTTCACGGGTGACAACGTCCGTACGGAGGAATGGTCGGCCGCCAACCTTGGCGCCTATGCGGACATCATCGAAACGGCCGTAGGCCACATCGCCGCGCAGACTCGTACACCCGCGCACTACCTAATCGGCAAGATGGCGAACCTATCCGGTGATGCGCTGATCGCTGCGGAGACCGGTCTGGTCAAGCGAGTCGAGGAAAAGCAACTTTGGTTTGGGCAGGCGCTCCGCGAAGTGTTCCGCCTGATCGCGCTGGCGCAGGGCGACGACACTAAGGCTCTGGCGGTTGCTGGTGGCCGAGTGCTCTGGGCTGATGCTCAGTCCCGCTCTCAGTCACAGCTAACTGACGCGCTGCTGAAGCTCAAGCAGCTCGGGTTTCCGTTCGAGTTCCTCGCGCTGCAATACGGGCTTACGCCTACCGAAGTTGCTGACCTACTCGCCATGAAGGATAAGGAACTTCAGGCGGACCCGATGGGCGCGTTCACGCAACTTATGGCGCAGGACCCATCGCAGGGAGACAACACGAATGGCCAACAGTCTGGTAGCGACGCGCCACCAGGAGACCCGAGCGCATCTAGCTGACGCTACAGCGCGGGCAGTGCTCGCCGAGTGGTCCAAGGTGAATCCTGACGCCGTTGCACACGAGTGGGGGAGGCTCCTCCCCAAGGTCACTGCCATTGTTCAGGCCGGGCAACTGCATGCCGCTGAGGGAACACACACCTTTATGCGTGAGCTGCTCGGCCCATCGGCCCTGGTTGGTACGCCGGACATTGACGCAGGGCAGTTCGCAAGGGCTACGCCGGACGGCCGTGACCTGATGAGCCTGTTGGCTCGTTCCATTCCCACGGTGCTGCGGTTCGTAGCGCAGGGCGAGAATCCGCGTACGTCACTGCTACGAGGGGCGGCGTTTCTCAGCCTAGTTGTGCGTACCGTCATCGCTGATACGGGCAGGCAAGCGGACCAGGCCGCAATGGTCTCTAACCGCAACGTTACTGGCTACGTGCGCGTGGTCCATATGCCTGCATGCTCCCGGTGCATCCTGCTCGCCGGGCGTGAATACCACGTGTCGAGCGGGTTCCTTCGGCATCCTCGCTGCGATTGCACGATGGAGCCGGTTACGAGAGAGCACAAGCCAACCCCCATCAGTCCTAAGGACACTTTCGACCGCATGTCCGCAGCCCAGCAGCGCAAGGCTTTTGGGGAAGCGGGGGCTAAGGCCATCAATGATGGGTCGGATATTGGCAGCGTGGTGAACGCGCGTAAGGCTGTGGACACGGTCCAGATGTTCGGGCGCAAGGTGCAAGTCACCCACGCGAACACGGGATCCCGCCGAAAGAAGAACCCTCCCAGGCTTATGCCCGAGGAGATTTACCGGTTGGCCGACGGTGACCGTGAGCACGCTATCCGGCTGCTCGACAAAAACGGCTATCTCCTCTGACCACTTACCGATTTCGGTAGGTCCATCCCTCGCGCGCAACGCGCACCCCACTCAATCCCGCAACGGAGTTGACGCATGCCCGAAAACATTGAAGAGCCGACGATTGACGAGACTGACGTGACGGAGACTCCTCCGGGTGATGCTCCCTCGGATGCGGATCCGGCTGGTAGCGAGGCGCTCGGCGATGCGGGCAAGAAGGCGCTCGACTCCATGAAGGGGAAGTGGCGCGAGGAGCGTGACCAGCGACGTGCGCTAGAAGCGCGAATTGCTGAGCTGGAAGCACCGAAGGGTGCCAGCACTACAGACCAGCCTGATGCGGACGCGATCCGTGTGCAGGCTACGCGCGAGGCTACCGAAAAGGCGAACGCGCGAATTCTTCGATCTGAGGTCAAGGCGGCTGCCGCTGGCAAGTTCCTTGACGTCTCGGATGCGCTCCTGAATCTCGACCTGACCCGGTTCGAGGTTGATGAGAACGGCGACATTGACGCCGACGAAGTCAAGGACGCGATTGAAGAGCTACTCACCAGGAAGCCGCATCTGGCCGCAACGGCTCGCCCCCGCTTCCAGGGCACTGGCGATGGTGGTGCAGCGCGCAAGGCGTCTGGACCGAAGCAGCTAACCGCCGACGATCTCAAGGGCATGAGCCCTGAACAGGTCGTCAAGGCAAAGCGCGAGGGACGCCTAAACAGCGTGCTCGGCATCAAGTAACCCCCTAGATAAGGAGCGTTTCCGGCATGGCCGTTGACAGTTTTATCCCTAAGATTTGGTCGTCTGAGCTTTTCGTCGCTCTGCGTGAGAAGCTGGTGTTCGGCCAGCCTGGTGTCATCAACCGTGACTACGAGGGCGAGATTGCCCAGTCTGGCGACACCGTTCACATCGGCTCGCTGACTCGGCCGACCATCGCGACGTACACCAAGAACAGCACCGCGATCACCCCGCAGGTTCTGGCCACCACGGACCAGACCCTAGTCATCGACCAGGCCAAGTACTTCGCGTTCGCTGTGGACGACGTTGACGCGCGTCAGGTCAAGGACGGTGGGGCGCTGCTCAACAAGGCTGCGGATGACGCTGCGTTCGGTCTGGCCGAGACCACGGACCTGTTCCTGGCTAACCTGATGGCCACGGCCGCTGGCAACGTCGTGACGCCTGCTGACATCACTACCACCGACCTGGCGTACAAGGCAGTCCTTACCCTCAAGCTCAAGCTCGACAAGGCCAAGGTTCCGACCGAGGGTCGATTCCTGATCGTCTCGCCCGAGTTCTACGCGCTGGTTCTCCAGGACACCCGGTTCATCTACGCGAACCAGTACGGCACCAACGCGCCGATCATGAACGGCGAGGTTGGCCAGATCCTTGGCTTCTCCGTCACGGTGTCGCTGAACCTGCCTGCCGGTACCGCTGGTACTGGTTCTGAGGTTTCCAACTTTGTGATCGCGGGCCACCCGATGGCGACGACGTACGCGGAGCAGATCAACTCTGTTGAGGCGTACCGCCCACAGGCGTCTTTCGGTGACGCGATCAAGGGTCTGCACCTGTACGGCGCCAAGGTCGTTCGCCCCGAGGCGCTGGCCGTGCTTGACGCCGACGTGACCACGGGTCTACTGCCGTAGTCCTGACGTGAGCAGGGAGGCCACTTCCCGAAATCGGTAGGTGGCCTCCCTGCTCCTGGTCCACCCCATCTACTTCCGAGGAGTTACCTGCATGGCTGTTATTGAGGTTGAGAACAACTCTGGCCAGGTCGTCCGCCTGACGATGGATGAGGGCAGCGAGCAGCACGAGTATCTGCGCAAGCTGGCCCGACGCGATGACCTGCGACGCGTGGACATCGTCAACCACAGGGAACCTGCCACCCGCAAGACTGCTGCGTCCAAGTAACGAGAGGGTGACCCGGCATGCCGCTTAGCCCGCTGGCCACGGTTGCTGATCTGGTCGCACGGGGTGTGACTGTCGACTCTGCGGAGCAAGTGGCCGTAGCCACCTACTTTGACGTTGCTTCGGCCATTGTGCGTGATGCTGCCGGTTCCCCGATCAGCGCTACAAGCAGCACGGTGACGCTAGAAGGTAGGGGCTCTCGCCTACAGCTACCGGGCGGACCCGCTACGGCCGTCTCTGGCGTTTCCGTGGACGGGTTGGCAGTCACGGACTACAAGCTTCTTTCCGGCGCTCTCGTGCGCTCCTGTGGCTTCCCTGATGGCAGTGAGGTCACGGTGACCTATACGCACGGGTTCGCCACGGTGCCTGCTGACATTGTTGACCTGGTGTGCCGCCTGGTGGGCCAGGAGCTAACGGCCATGCGTAGCGGGGACATTGCCTCGCGCGGGATCACGTCCGAGCGCATCGGTGACTACTCGGTGACCTACTCGGACGCTGAGACCGGAACCATGTGCCTGTCTGAGTACCAGCGGAACAGGCTGGCTGCTCGCTTCGGCAACGGTGGATCCATCACGGTGCGATCTCTGTGAGCCGACACCACCACCACAACAACTAAGGAAACTGGCACATGGCAATTCTTACCGTTCAGGTTGTCCCGACTAGTGGCGCTGCGCCGACTTTCGCAAGCGCGTCTGCGGGTGGCGATCAGGCCCCTATTGACAAGACGTATTTCCTCGTCGTCCGTAACGGCGGAGCGTCCCCGATCACTGTCACTGTGGTTACGCCCGGCACTGTCAAGGGTCTCGACATCGCCGATGCCGCGCTGTCCGTCCCTGCTGGCGGTAGTGGTTTCATTCCGATGGACGCGATCTACCGTGACCCGGTTACTGGCCGTGCGAACGTCACGTACAGCGCTGTCACGTCGGTCACGGTTGGCGTTATTCAGGCTGGCTGATGGGACTTAACCGCCTCCTGAATTCCTCGGTTACCATCTGGCGCGTTTTGACTGCGCCGGATGGGGCTGGGGGAGAGGTCACCTCGCTGTCTCAGGTGGGGGAGTCGCGCGCGATGATCAGTCAGCCGTCAGCGTCTGAACGCATGCTCGCTGACCAGGGTCAGTCACTGCACTCGCACAATGTCCACCTGCCGCCAACTGCCAATGTGCGCAGGGGAGATGAGCTGCGCAATGGGGCCCAATCGTTCCGCGTGCTCGCTGTGTTCACGCCTTCCCGCCCCATCTATCTGCGCGCTGATGTGGAGTTGATCCAACATGGGTAGACACCCTCGCGCGGCTGGTCGGCGTTCCGGCGTGACAGTGTCCGTCAGCGGTAGCGAGGCGCTGCTAAAGCAACTCAAGTTTGTGACCAGCCGCATGCACCAGGCGGTGCGCAAGGCTGTTGAGGAATCCTCACAGGCTGTTGTGGCTGGCACGAAGCGGCGCGTTCACGTCGACACGGGGAACCTAAAGCAGTCCATCGACTACACGATGCACGACGGACCGGCCATCAAGTCTGAGATTGGCTGGAAGGATCGCGACGACCGGTACGCCATCTGGCAGGAATTCGGCACGCAGGCCATGCCCGCTCGTCCGGCCCTAGGCCCAGCATTCGCCGCTGAGAAGCGCAAGATCGTGCGCCGGATCGGTGACGCTATCAATGAGGTGATCGGCTGATGCTGCCGCTGTTCGCTGTGCAGTCGGCCGTTTACGCGAGGCTGAATGCCGACCCGCAGCTTGCTGGCAAGGTGTTCGACTTCGTGCCTGACGGTACTGCGTTCCCGTACGTCCGAGTGGGCGAAGCCAGCGACACCGTGGATAACGCCCTAGCCTCGCGCGGCTGGTCGTCGCTGATCACGGTTCATGTCTGGTCGCAGGCCCACGGGTTCGCTGAGGGCTTGGCGCTGGCTACGCGAGTGACTGAGCTGCTCGACCTACAGCCGTTGACCCTCTCTGGCTTTCATCACGTGGCTACTCGCTACACATCAGCGCAAACCATGGTCGATCCCGAACCACCCGGGGACGTCCGACACATAGCACTCAGCTTTACCGTCATCACGGAGGAATGAGCCCATGTCTGGAATCAACGCGTTCGGAACCCTACTCAAGCGTGGTAACGGGGCCGGAACCGAGATTTTCACCACGATCGCTGACGTCACCTCGCTTACCCCACCCGGCATTAGCCGAGAGACGCTCGACGTCACCTCTCACAGCAGTGTGAGCGGGTGGCAGGAATTTGTGGGTGGCCTCAAGGACCCCGGCGAGTGCTCCGCTGATGTCAACTATCAGCCCACCAACCATGATGCTCTGGTTGCTGACTTTGAGGACACGGCGCCTCGCAATTACCAGATCGTCTTTCCCGACGGCACTACGTGGAAGTTCGGCGCGATCCTCACTGGCTTCGAGCCTGACGCCCCGTACGACGACAAGCTAGCAGCTTCCCTGACCTGGAAGGTTACCGGGAAGCCCACCATCACCCCTGGAGCCTGAGCATGTCTCTTCTTAACCGTGACGCCATCCTCGCTGCGGAAGACAAGAAGTACGAGGATGTACCGGTTCCAGAGTGGGGCGGCACTGTTCGCGTCGCTGGCATGACCGGTGGCGACCGCAACGCATACCAGGCTTCCATGGTGGTCCTTGGCCCGAACGGTTCCGTTCAGCGGCTGAACATGGCTGACCAGCTAGCCAAGCTCCTTTCCCGCAGCATCGTCGACGAGAGCGGCGAGCGTCTGTTCAGCGACAAGGACCTAAAGGCTCTGTCCGCCAAGAACGGCGCTGTCCTCGACCGACTCGGCGATGTTGCCATGCGGCTTTCGGGCCTGCGCAAGGAGGACATGGAGGCGGAAGCGGGAAAATCCGCGAAGACCACGAACGACGCTTCTACTTCCGACTAGCGGCACATCTGGGGTATACGGTCCCGGAGCTTCTTTCGCGCGTCACCTCCCGTGAAATCACGGAATGGATGGCGTACGAAAAGGTTACGGGGCCGCTGGGTCCCGAGCGCATTGACTCCCTGGTGGCCATGCTGACGGCGACTGTCGCGAACACTTCCCGTGGTAAGGGTTCCAAGACGTCGACTCCCAAGGATTTCATGCCTAAGTGGGATACCGGTGCGCGGCAGCATTGGCGGGAAATGCTTTCCGCTGTCAAGGCGTACAACCTTCAGATTGGAGGCACGGAGACGTGACCCTAGATGACCTGATCGTTTCCATCGGGGTAGACACCAGCGAGATGGACAGCGGCACCGCTGATGGGGTCGAGCGGGCAAACAGTCACCTGGGTGAACTGGGTAAGGGTGTTGCTGGGCTAGCAGCTGGTGCAGCCGTAGGAAAGCTGTTCGCGGACGGATTGAACGCCGGTCTTGAATTGCAGCAGCTCGACACCACGCTACAAAACCAGTTCGGCATGACTGAGGCTGAGGCAGGCCGGGCCGGTAAGGCTGCGGGGGATGTCTACTCTGCCGGGTTCGGTGAGTCCATCACTGAGGTTGGCGACGCTGTAGGCGCCGTAACCCAAGCGCTAGGCGACATGGGCGAGATGTCACAGGAACAAACAACCCAGATGACCGAAGACGCCATGGCGCTAGCAACGGCGCTGGGTGTCGATGTGGCGGACGCTGCCACTACGGCTGGCCAGATGATTCACAACGGGCTCGCCAAGGACGGCACGGAGGCTTTCGACCTGTTGGCGCAGGCTGCAAAGGTGCTGCCTAAGTCAATGCTGGGTGATCTCCCGGACGTACTGAACGAGTACGGGCAGCAGTTCAAGCGGCTCGGTATCGACGGTAAAGACGCGCTCGGCATGCTGTCTCAGTACGTCAAGGCCGGTGGTAAGGACATCGACCAGGCTGCGGACATCATCCATGAGTTCGGCCGTATCACTACAGAGAACACCGGCCAGGCCAAGAAGGCTTTCCAAGCGCTGGGGCTCGACTCCAACGACATGTTCAAGAAGCTGAAGGCCGGGGGCAAGGACGCCGAGGGCGCCATGGGTGCCGCTATCGAGGCAATCAAGGGCGTCAAGGATCCTGCCAAGCAGGCACAGCTAGCGGTTCAGCTATTCGGCGACATGGCCGGAGAGCAGACAGACGCGCTGCTTGCGATGGAGCCTGCGGGTGCTGCTGCTGCGGCGGGCATGGATAAGGCTGCGGGCGCTGCTGCGAATGCGGCGGGTGCCACGTCTGCTGCTCAGTCGCTAGACGTTGTCTGGCGCACCATGGCAACCACAATCGGCGAGACACTACAGCCTCTCTTGCAGTGGCTTAGCGATTTCATGACGGCGCATCCGGAGGTTGTAAAGATTGTGGCTGCTGCGCTCCTCGGTCTGGCCGTGGCGCTCGGTATTGCTGCTATCGCGGTGTGGGCGATGAACTCCGCGATGCTGGCTAACCCCATCTTCTGGATCGTTGGTCTCGTCGTTCTGCTGATCGCAACCATCATTCTGATGGCCGCTAAGTGGGACAAC